AAGATCTGCTAATGAGACCTTCACGTGGTATGGGTGCTATTATGTCTGATAAAATGCCTAAGGGTAAAAAGAAAGCCCGTAGAGATGACACAGACTTTACTCAGTTTAAAGAAGGTGGAGACGTTAAAATGGCGGGTGGCGGACTTTATGCCAATATCGCTGCAAAGAAACGACGTATTGCTCAAGGCTCAGGTGAAAAGATGCGTAGTGTAGGATCTGCTGGTGCTCCTAAAAAAAGTGACTTTGCTAATGCTGCTAAAACCGCATCATACAAAGAAGGCGGCAAAGTAAACGAAGCAGGTAACTACACAAAACCAGGTTTACGTAAAAAAATATTTAATAGTATTAAAGCAGCTGCGGTGCAAGGTACAGGTGCAGGTCAATGGTCAGCACGTAAGGCTCAACTCATGGCTAAACGATATAAAGCTGCAGGCGGTGGGTATAAGTGAGTGCACTAGCTAAACCACAACGTTCACTAAAAGCATGGGGCGAACAAAAGTGGACAACTAAGTCTGGTAAAAAATCTAGCGAAACAGGTGAAAGATATTTACCAAAAAAAGCAATTAAAGCATTAAGCCCACAAGAATATGCAGCAACGACGAAAGCAAAAAGAGAAGGTAAAGCTAAAGGTAAACAGTTTGTAGCTCAGCCTAAATCAATTAAACAAAAAGTAAAACCTTTTAGAAAAATATAATCATGGTAGATAGAACCACAGGGACCACGAGTTTTAACTTAGATTTAAATAACCTCGTTGAAGATGCGTTTGAACGTTGTGGACAAGAACTACGTACTGGGTATGATCTACGTACTGCACGCCGTTCACTAAACCTACTTACAATTGAGTGGGCTAACCGTGGTATCAATATGTGGACGATTGAACCTGGCCAAATTAATTTAAACCAAGGTCAGATTATGTATGCCTTGCCTACTGATACTATAGACCTACTTGACATGGTGACTAGAACCGGTACAGGTCAGAACCAACAAGACATTAATATTAACCGTATCAGTGAGTCAACCTATATTACAATACCTAATAAGAATGCAAATGGTCGTCCTATTCAAGTATGGCTTAATAGACAGAGTGGGCAAGAGAACCCTACTAATATAACTTTAAATGAAACGCTAACAGCAACAGATACTACGATTACATTATCATCTACAGTAGGCTTAGCACAGTTTGGTTTTATTAAAATAGATAATGAAACTATTCAGTATGGCGGTGTTAGTGGCGTTACTATTACAGATTGCATACGAGGCGTTAATAATACAACTGCAGCAGCGCACACTACGGCTACTAAAATATTTGTACAGAACTTACCTACTATCAATGTATGGCCAGCACCAGATCAAAGTAACAACTATCAATTTGTGTATTATAGATTAAGACGTATTCAAGATGCAGGTAATGGGTTGACTGTAGAAGATATTCCGTTTAGATTTATTCCTTGCATGGTTGCAGGGTTAGCCTCGTATTTAGCGATGAAGTTACCTAATGTTGACCCTAATAGAATTGCAATGTTAAGAGCAGACTATGAAGCAGCATTCCAATTAGCAGCGGATGAAGATAGAGAAAAAGCAAGTATTAGGTTTGTGCCTCGCGAACAGTTTTACACGGGGTAATTAATGCCAACCAAATACGCTAGTGCCAAGAACTCGATATCCCAGTGTGACCGTTGCGGGTTTAGATTTAAGTTAAAAGAACTTAAACGCTTAGTTATTAAGACAAAAAATGTTAATATACTAGTGTGCCATGAATGTTGGGAACCGGATCAACCGCAATTACAACTAGGCATGTACCCAGTTAATGATCCGCAAGCAGTGCGTGATCCGCGTCCTGATTTAGGTTATTACCAATCGGGTTTGAATGGGTTACAAACAGACGAAACAACAGGAACCTCTACATCTCAAACAGGTGTTCCGATGGGGGGTAGCAGAATTATACAGTGGGGCTGGTATCCAGTAGGTGGAGCTAGTTCTTTCGATGCACCATTAACTCCTAATTATTTAGTAGCAATCGGTGTAGTAGCAAGCGTAACAGTAACAACAACATAAGGAGAAGTAACATGGCATATAAATCAGCAGCAGATGGCGTTGTTAAAAAAGGCAAAACAGACGTTCAAGTTTTTCCTAATGACGGCCCTAAAGTAGCTACTCAAAAAGGTCCTAAACATGCAGGTTCTAAAGGCGGTAAAAAGAACATTGACATGAAAACTATGGGTCGTGGTATGGCTAAAGTTGCAGCACAGAAAAAAGGATAATAATCATGGCAGAATATAAACAACCAGTAGATGTAGCAAACGCAGACATTTATTTTTCACAAGATCCTAACAAGTTAAAAGCACAAGACCTTAATAAAGGTACAGGTGTACAACGTGTAAGTGCAGGAGATCCTGGTTCTAACAAAATAAATAGACATGGTGAACTTGAAACTCGTGGTAATGGTGCAGCAACTAAAGGCCGTAAAGCTCGTGGCCCCATGGCATAATAAACTATGGCAATGACCTATTCACAATTAGTAGCGGAAATACAAAGTTATACTGAGAATACGTTTCAAACCGTAGATATAAATACGTTTATAACTCAAGCTGAACAACGTATCTATAACTCTGTACAACTTCCTGCCTTACGTAAAAACGTAACAGGTACAACTACATCTGGTAATAAGTATTTGGCTATGCCTACAGATTGGTTAGCTACATTTAGCTTAGCTATTATTAATGCTAGTAATGAATACACGTATCTTTTAAACAAAGATGTAAACTTTATTAGGCAGTCGTTTCCTGATACAGATTCAGAATTTTATGATGCTCCAGGTTATTATGCAGTGTTTGACCAAAACTCTTTTATTTTAGGACCTACGCCTAACGCTTCATATGCAGTTGAGCTACATTACTTTTATTACCCTGAGTCTATTACGACTGTGGCAGGAGGTACAACTTGGTTAGGCAATAATTTTAGTTCTACATTACTTTATGGATCATTGCTAGAAGCGTATACCTATATGAAGGGTGAAGCAGATGTAGTTGCTAACTATAAAGCTCGTTATGATGAAGCTATGATGTTGTTGAAACAACTTTCAGATGGTAAAGATAGACAAGATGCATATAGGAGTGGGCAGGTTAGATACCCAGTACAATAATGTCAATAGGACAAACCCAGACTACTATATTTAAACTTAATTTGTTAAAGGCGCTAGAGAACTTTAATGCAGGAACTCCTTATACATACAAAATAGCCCTTTATACAGCGAATGCTACTTTGAATGAGACTACTACTGCATACACAACAGATGATGAAATTACTGGTACTGGATATGTAGCAGGGGGTAAGAATCTAACAATAACAGGGTTAGGAAGTGATACAACTAATAATACAGCGTATGTATCCTTTGTAGATGTAACTTGGAGCCCTGCAAATTTTACTACTGCTGGAGCTTTGATATATAATAGCACTACAAATGCGGCTGTTTGTATATTAAATTTTGGTAGTGATAAAACAGCAACAAGTACATTTACAATAACGTTTCCATCAGCAACATCAACAACTGCTGTATTACGAATTAATTAAGGAGTCAATTATGAATCAAAATGAACAAGGCGGATTTGGCGATCAAGCTACCATCACTTTAAATGCTGGTGCTGTTGCTAATGAAACTGTAGGTATTGAAGGTTTTTATGAAGTAAAATGCCATGATAAAGACGGCAATTTAAAATGGGAAGACTCATTTCCTAATCTAGTAAATGCTGTAGGTAAACAACTCATGTTAGATACCTTATTAAAAGGTTCTTCATATTCTGTAACAGGTCCATTTTTAGGTCTTATTTCAGGTGCATCACCAACATTTGGTACAGGATCAGACACACAAACGTCACATGCTGGCTGGACAGAATTTATTAACTACACAGTAGGTGGATCAGCAGTTCGTGGTACAGCAGTGTTTGCCTCAGCAACATCAGCTGGATCAACACCATCAAACGTTACAACTTCAGCAGCAGCTGCTATTACTTACACTATTACAGGTGCAGGTGGTACAGTAGGCGGATGTTTCTTGGTAACAGGCACTGGTGCTACATCAGCTCAATCTAATACTGGTGGTACATTGTATTCAGCAGGTGCATTTACAACAGCTAAAGTTACAACAGCTGGCGATACAGTAAGCGTTACATACTCTACAACAGCTACTAGTTAAGGAGCTTAAATGGCTCTTGCGTTAAATGATCGTGTCCAGCAGCAGGGTACGGCTAACACCACAGTCAGCTTTACCCTAACTACCTTAGTTACTGGGTTTCAATCCTTTGCCGTCATTGGTAACGGAAACACAACCTATTATTCTGCAACAGATGCAACTGGTAATTTTGAAGTCGGTATCGGTACTTATTCAACGACTGGACCTACATTAACTCGTAACACAATTCTATCTTCAAGCAATTCTAATACTGCTGTTACCTTTGTCGGTACAGTTAATGTATTTGTTACATACCCCTCAAGTAAATCAGTTAACCTAGATAGTTCAAGTAATGTCAGTGCATTAGGCACTATTAGTTCTGGTACATGGAATGGTTCAACGATTGGTGTAGCTTATGGCGGAACAGGTGTCACTACATCATCTGGCGCTAACTCTGTAATGTTAAGAGATGCTAATCAAAACGTAGCTGTAAACCGACTTAATCAATCTAATACAAATACATCAGCCGCTGGCGGTGTTACTGCATTAACGACAGCATCAAGTTATATTCACACGCTTTCTGGTACTGGTAACCAAACATACACAATGCCTGATGCTACCACCCTGTCTACTGGGGTAGCATTTCTGTTTAATAACATGGCGACTGGAACCCTAACGCTTCAAGATTATGCTACTGGGCCTATTGGCACAATTCCTTCTGGTGGAGCTGGGGCAGTATTTTTAACTGTTAACGCTACTGTTGGTGGTACATGGGATTTACATGCTTATCTTCCAGAAGGCGTTACGTTTGGTACGAACGCTTTTAACCTCGGCACTTCCGTCATTACAGGTGGTACTTGGAATGGTGGCACAATAGGTACTGCATATGGTGGTACGGGACTAACTACCTTCTCTGCAGCTAACTACGCATTATATTCAACATCAGCTTCAGCTTTAGTTGCAGGTACACTCCCTAGTGCGGCTGGTGGGACAGGATTTGCTACTTACACAACTGGGGATATTATTTATGCATCAGCTACAAATACATTAAGTAAACTAGCAGCAGGCACTAATGGATATGTGCTTACCTTAGCTTCTGGAGTGCCCTCATGGGCGGTTAATAACGCAGCTACCACAAGAACTACAACAGAGTTTACCGCTACAGCAAGCCAAACAACATTTACAGTAGCTTATACCGTTGGTCTTATTGATGTATATAGAAACGGTGTTAAATTAGCCCCAACAGATTTTACAGCTACAAACGGCACA